CAATATCGAAACATAAGCATTGAGTGGCTTCAGCGAATGCATGCGGATGGATATGTAGCTCTGTGTGACGGTGATTTGCAGGAAGTATTAGATTTCATCTCGGAAACCCAGTGACCTTACCCCTGCCACTTAACCGGTGGCAGCAATAAGACCACTAGATTCTATAAGGAGCCTGACCATGGATAACAGGCGCAAAACTGGAGAGGTAATTATGTGACCGCTAATGAGTGACCTTACCACTGCTTACTTATTAGTGAGCTTTGGCAAGTTCATTGATAGAGGGTAAGAGGATGGCAGATAAAGAGAAGCGTGAAATAAAATGGCTATGGTGCGAACGTTGCGACCACTCGCCAGTTATTGTAGAAACTGCGGCCCCAGTTGGAATGATTAACTTCAACGACAAAGCTAGCTGCCCTAAATGTGGGCTGCAAGGCCGTGCGGAAATTGATAGCCCAGAGGAAGCATATATCTGCTGGGATGAGTTTGATGCCGACGCCATGCTAGCAGCTCGCAGTAAATAACCCCTCCAACTAAATAGGTGAGATATGGGAAAAATGACTTTTGTCGTTGAGTTTGAAGATGGCAAAGAACCAGCAGTAAACAAGGCCACTGATATTCTTGGAGGTCAGTTAATTCGGGTTGCATTTAGAGATAGCATTATTAATGTTGACAGCCTAAATCAAGAGGCATTGGCGGTTGAACTTTGGAATGAGTTAACTGAACTTACCCAGAGTAGCGAAACAGAATGGGAGGATGAACCATACGCCGATTTTTATCGAGATGCCGTGACTAACCTTATAGAAAGCATCCAAAGCCAATTTCAAGACTAACCCTCCCCCACTAACTCCCCACTCCCACTACTAAATAACTGACAAACCATAGTCGGGTATTTTGCCGTGGGAGCGAATCAACAAACTTAAATTTCAGGAGCACCGATGAGCACATTAACTTTATCGGGCAACCGGCTTATCGGTAGCCCACTGAACGGTATTTTATTTATCCAGCATCATCCATCTAACCGCCTAACCTCAGCCAGCTTCACCCCACCACCCCGTAAAAGCTGGTTGGACAAGATAGTTGAGTTTCTACGCTCAAGAGGTAATCCGCTATGAGCAAAAAAGAGCTCAAGTGGTGGCACAACCATTTGCTGGAAAGTGCCAAGTCATGCCGTAAAGCGGGAAGTTATAGCGCGGCAGCTAGAGAGCTAACTTGTGCCTCTGCTAAGCGTCGTATTTACCAATGGGATGCATCGCTATCAGTTGAACTTAAGGAGGCGGCATGACGGTATCTATCGGAAAGCTACCAGTAACGGATGCTGAATGGCTGGAGTTAATGCACTCAGAACTTGAAAGTGAGCTCGGTGAATCATGGATGGAAACCGAATCAAGAAGCCAGGGAACAAATAAGTCATCTCCGCTGGTAACGCTAAGTGAGTTTGCGGGTAACTTTAACTGAGAGATAAATCATGAAATTTGAAAAGGCTATGAGAAAGAAAGCCAAGCTACGGCTGGCACTTACAGGCCCGAGCGGTTCAGGGAAAACATATAGCGCTTTGCTGATAGCTAAAGGGATTGGCGGCAAGACGGCTGTAATTGATACAGAGAAAGGTAGCGCTTCGCTTTATTCAGATGTTTCAGACTTCGACGTTTTGGAATTGGATGCACCATTCTCGCCTGAGCGATTTATAGAAGCTATCCACGCCGCTGAGCAGGCCGGTTATGACAATCTTATTATCGATAGCATCACACACGAATGGGGTGGTGTAGGTGGCTGTCTTGAGCTTGTAGATACGATAGCAAAAGCTAAATTCCGTGGAAATTCATGGTCAGCTTGGAGTGAAATCAATCCGCGCCATCGCCTGTTTTTAGATGCGATCCTTAGCGCTAGTATGCATGTAATTGCCACCATGCGAAGCAAAACAGAAACTGCTCAGATTGAAGAAAATGGACGTAAGAAAGTCGCTAAGTTAGGGATGAAATCAGAGCAGCGCGATGGTGTCGAATACGAGTTCACCACCGTTCTGGATTTGGTTCATGAATCACATCACGCCAATGCTACCAAAGACCGTACAAAGCTCTTCTCAAATTCCGATCCAGTGATTATCTCTGAAGAAACAGGCAAAAGACTAATTGAATGGCTTGAGTCTGGCATAAACCCACATGATGAAGCATTAAAACACTTCACCGCCCTAGCAACGTCTGCAAATTCTGTTGAAGAGCTTAAGCCAGCATTTGAAGAGGCGTGGCGCACATTACGTGGTACTGAACAGCAAGCTATAGCGAAAGATGTATATGACATTCGAAAATCTGAACTGGAGCAAGCGGCATGAGTAAGGGCATCAATAAAGTAATTCTGGTTGGCAACCTCGGTAAGGACCCTGAGGTTAGATATATGCCGAACGGCGGCGCGGCAGCCAGTATCACCCTCGCAACATCGGAAAGTTGGCGGGATAAAGCTACAGGTGAGCAAAAAGAAAAAACTGAGTGGCACAAGGTTGTGCTGTTCGGGAAGTTGGCTGAAGTTGCTGGCGAGCACCTGCGGAAAGGTTCTCAAGTCTACATCGAGGGAGCGTTGCAAACACGGAAGTGGCAAGACCAATCAGGACAGGATCGCTACACAACGGAAGTGGTGGTTAACGTCGGTGGAACAATGCAGATGCTCGGTGGCAAGCAAGGTGATTCACAGGGAGCACAGATCCAGGGACGGAAAAATCAGAAGCAGCAATCCAGTGGTCAATCTACCGGACAAAGTGAACCGCCTATGTTCAACGAAGAACCGCCATATTAGCAGGTAACCACTATGCAGCCAGAACAAATACTGGCCTGCCTCCGCGCGTATCCAGATGCTTATATAACCTCATTCCACCGGTCAATTGGTAGCGTGGGTGGTGGGCGTTATTTGTCTGGCGGCGCTACTGGCGGGTGTACGTTGAATTACAAGGACTCATTCTACAAAGGGTTGGGTGAGGGATTCGAAACGGTATCAATACATATTGGACTGACTTCGGTGATTAACATGCGCCACCTGCTCACGGAAGAGCACTGGGAGGCTAAAGAGTTCTCAGCTAAAGGGATTATATACCGGCTAAAACCAGAGTTTATGCCAGCTAACCCAACGCCGTACTGCTCAACTCAGGAAGAGTTAGTGGCCCGGCGCAAAGAATGCCTACGACTGCTTTCGGCAGCCTAATCCCCCACCCCACTTAACCGGCAGCTAGTCTGCTGAGGACTTTCTATGTCTGAAAATACTGATTATGAAACGTTAAAAGCTGAATACATCGAACTTGATAAGAAGTATGGCGCTGTGGCTGCTGAAAATATACTCCTGAAAACGGCGTCTCGCGACATGCTTAAAAATATTCGCAAGAGCGGTGGTGAAAGTGAAATTTACGGCATTGGCTGGGACAGGTTGCAAGATGCAGTTGAATCGGCATTGAATATCCCGGCTACAACTCAGGCGATTAACGAGATTAAGGCTCAGGGTGTTGATAAGTTTGCCGACAATTGGCAAGGGAATGAATCGCACAGTCAAATTTCAGAAATGGCTCGCCAGTTCGCCGCCAGTCTGCGGGGAGGTGAGTGATGGAGCGAAGGAATATTTTGTCATCAGCGTAAAGCACACTATGCGCCATAGCCGCTACATGCTTTTGTGGGCGGAAAATGACGCTGGATATCGCGGAAAAATAGAGTCTGCTGGACGTTATGCAGAGGACAGAATTTTATCCCAAATCAGATATTACAACTCGGGTTGCGACACTGTTGCCGTTCCGTGCGAAGTTCTGGAGCGTCTCGCTGTGCATGTGGAGGAAAAGTTTTTCGATACTGAAGGCGGCAAATGGGTGATTAACTCCCGAAAAAATTGGCTTGAGATTTTAAAGCACACAATCTGCAAACCACAACATGAGCCAAAGCCTGAATATAAAGGCTCTCGCCGTAAGCAGGAGGCATGATGGATAAGCATATAGAAGAGTTGAAAAAAGTGGCCCTAAAAGCCACTCAGGGTAGATGGGTGGCTTTTAGTAACATTAAAACAGGAACTTTTGCAGTTCACACCCCCGGTGACACTAGATGCGGGGATATCGTCAACTGGCAAGGTTTCGACTGTAATTCATCAAGTAATCGGCAAAGTTCATATAACGCCAAATTTATTGCAGCCGCTAATCCATCTGTAGTTCTCGCACTGCTAGCCAAGCTGGAAGCGGCAGAGATAGTGAATTCAGATGTCATCCGC